TGACTTTTGGATATTATATTACCTCGAATGAATATCCTAACTATACACAGCAACCAAGGCGATTCATACAAAGAATGGATGACAGAGATATTATCCCTTTTAAAAACTCACGAGGAACTGATAATTTTATCAGTTTTGATAGTTTGGATCAAGGAGCATCCCATTTCACAATTAATCCCTTATGTGTTTTAGAATCAGATTGGGATTTAAGACAAGCCGCACCAACCGGAACATCTACATTCTATAAACAGAAATGTGATAATACAAGATATACATTATTTGTAAAAGACTTCATCGCTTATTCATATGGTCTGACGCTTGACCCAATCAAAGCAAATCTACAATTTCCAGATAGATTTCAAAATGGAATTATAAGTGAAGCAAACTATCTGAGAGTAAGAGAAAAACTTGAGATTCAAGTGAATAAAGGATTTAATACTCCCTCCGCTGTAGCCAGTCAAATCACAACTCAATTAACTGAAACACAAAATGAGGAGGTATTTAATGTTCTCGATGGTAAAGGTTTCTCAAGACAAATTACAAAAACAACAGAAAATACAACTTATAAACCAATGAATTGTCAGAATGTTTGGAATACCAGCACAGCGACCTTTGGGGCTTTCGACGCATATGATCCAGAGAAACGGAGAGCCACTCCGCCAGTATTACCTAATCAATTAGCAGTAGATTACATCGCGACATTTGGATATATTGCAGTAAAGAGACCAGAAATATTTGAGACCGGACGTGTCATGATGAACGCTATTGTCCCTTTCACCGCTGAATTAAAGGTTGTCTCAGGCGGAGGAGTGGTTAGCACTAGGATTCCAGTATTAACAAGGAATACTCTTCCGGATGGAAAAGACCCACCAACCCTTATAGACAATGGATTTTTAGGATTTCAACATATCGGTACATTAACTTATTCTGATCCAAGCGGTGGACAAAATCAAAATGATTTAAAAGACCTAATCACAAACATACCTTACACACGAGAAAATCTGGAAATTATCCGAGACTTTTTAGATACGCAAGCCCTTTACCCAGAGATATGGACATCATTAGCAAATAGTGTAGTCTATCGTCCTTCGAATATATTTGGTAATCATACACTTACTTCTGAGAAATCAAGATTCTTTCATATGAATTTACATACAAGTGATACGTCTGTCGGTATACATCAGCAGATGTTAGGGCAAGATGGTTATCATCTACGATCTGCTCCAAACAATATTAATCTCGCTTCATTACCTATTTTCTTTTCTTGGGATGAAACACAGAGAGACACATATATTGAACCAGAGGCATATACTACCAATCGCGGTGCTGGCGGAGTCAAAGCCGATGGTCTTATGTATGGTTTCGCCATTCCACACCTTGAGCAAAGTTTTGAGGGAGGAGGTGTTGTTAAAGATAGATACGTTATTAAGATAGCGACCGGAGATACTCCTAATGGTGCCGGTGGTCTTCCCAAGGCATTCTTTACTGAGGCTGGTGTGACGATTAAGGATGGAAGAAGACTCGGATTTGATTTTAATAGTAATGCTTACTCAACGGCGATAATCACTCCATTCAGTGGATATTCTAATGCTGAAATTTCTACCAGAGTTCAATTTGATTATGCAAGCAATAATGCTACACAATCTGGTTATTGGTCTGATACTTCAAATATTATGCCGAATATTACTGAAACCACCAAGGGAACAGACATAGGGGCTTACATGACTCAGACCTATATAGGAGCAAACAATCCATCAATACAATATAATACAGTATCAAATAGATTTGAGTTTAACAGATTACATACAGCAAATAATGTAGGAAATAAATTAATGGCTGGATGTCAATTTTCTAATATCAATAATGAAACAATTACTCCGGCAATATCCGGTCAAGCACGAGACCTTGCTCCTCCAGCAGCGAATCCAGATGCAGCGGATACTGTTTACAAGATCGGCCCTCGACCTCCTCAATTTGGATTTAGTCCAACATTCAAACCATATGAGACACACAATCAAGCATACAGAACTGGGGTTTATCCTTCCACTCCAATAGATCAAGCGACGGCGGCTGGTGGCGTGGCTTTAGCCCAAACTGGAAACACTAATCTGATTGATATACAAAATCCGAATATAGAACCATTCAGTATTTTTGATTCTCATGGTGGAATTTATATTGATGATTTTGGAATATCTGAAGACGATTGGGAAGATAATCTCTGGGATATTCTTGGATTTGATTATTTTGCCGTAGCCGCCAAACCTACAAAGGATAATGTATTAACACGGAGAGTTACCAACGATAATAATGTATCACTCTATCGACCAACAACCAACGCTGAAACAGTAGCAACTGACGCGAAAGCCTATGTAGCGAATCGCTTCGGAGTTAATATGTATTATACAAGTCTGGCATATCCTATGAATATTTTGACATATAGAACCGCGGTAACAGCAAGTGGAGGAAACAACTATAATTTCTTATTAATAGACCCTAATGGAACCGGCGAGGCTTTGACGTATATTCCAGAGATTGTTGTGAAAACTCAATCAACCACGATTACTGCAACAGATTTACAAAAATCAATCCTTAAACCATACTATACGATTCGGTCATCTTTGTTAGAAGGGGCTACAGCGATAGGAGGTAATCCAACCGGAGCCGCCTTACCTATTATCGGCATCGTTGATAAATACTCTGCATATGGTGATTATTTTACTGGTCAAAGTGATTTACAATTTACAGTAACAAAGAAGGGACAAATATCAGATATAGTTACAAGTATTCATGATCCAGATGGAGAATTCGCGAATGTAGATAATACATCAGCAGTAATCTATAAACTTGAAAAACTTAAATCCCCACCAATAAATATCATCGCTGAATTATTAAAGGAATCACAAAAAAAGAAATAAATTTCATTTAAAATAAAATATGTTATCCTTATATAAAATGGTTGATTGTTATTACGATACGATGGACGATATGCACAAAGAAGCATTTGAGGCTATCGACTGGGGCGACGAGGAATTACAATGTATCGTAATGGATTCATGTGAATGTAGGGTTAAGGATTGGGTAATGAAATTATCTTATGATGAATATGTTACAGAAATGAAAAGTAATAAGGGAGTTTCCGAGGAGGAGTTCGACAAGAAATATATGTGGCATGAAGAGGATGTTGTCGAGGTTGTTGAACCAGAGCCAGAACCAGAAATTGTCGCGGAATAATTCTCAAAATTATTTTCTAAACTAAGTATATAATGGATCAAATCTCACATGAAGAAATAATCAGTATTTTAGCAATTCATGGAAGACCAGATTTAATACAAGAATTTAAGGAATTTGTTAAGGTAGATGAAGATTTTAAACCTCATTTGATTATGAGAGATTCATTAAGTGATACAGATGGTTCGGCTTGTACAGAAGAAGAATATGAAGTCGCTGTCGACAAGGATGGATTCCATTCAATAAAGTAATTAAATTTATGATTTATCTACTATATATTTTTATCTATCTTCATATAAATACTATGCCTATTTACATGAAAATCATTAAAGCCACGGCAAAGAATAAAAAATGGAAAGCACTCTTCAGTAAGGATATAGACGGCAAAAGAAAGGTAATAAAAACGACTTCATTCGGTGATAACCGATATCAAGACTATACCCAGCACAAAGACAAAGAACGACGAAGTAGATACAGAAGCCGTCATATGAAAGATTTGACGAAGGGGAATTATATGAATGCTGGGTATTTATCATATTATCTCTTATGGGGGGAATCGGCGGCATTAAGCACTAATATATCATCTTATAAGAAAAGGTTTAAATTAAAGTAACTTAACCTTCTATTCGATTAACTGCACCCTCATAAATTTCTGGGTCTTTCTCAATACCTATGAAATTACGATTCATATTTTTACATGCTATACCGGTTGATCCAGAACCCATTGTAGGATCAAGAATAGTATCGCCTTCCTTTGAATAATATTTTAGAATCCATTCCATAAGGGCTACCGGCTTCTCTGTCGAGTGTTTCCCTCTGGTTGATTTTATTTCTAACATAGAATTAGGTAAGGGTGGATCGTATATTGATTCCCCATTCTTCTGTTGATTACAATGATGGTGGATATTGTCTCCATAAGCAGTAGTATGTTTATCTTTTCTTATACCGGTAGCCCCACCAGTTTCTTCTTTCACAACTGATACTGGGAGTGGTGGTTCATATCCTTTTTCTCCATTATTAAAATATTTAAACTTTCCATAACATTCATTCCCTTTATCTCCTTCACTTTTTTTACCTTCTTTAAGAAACTTATGAGTATGACTTGATAAATCATAAAAAGGTAATTTCTCATAAAATACATATATCATTTCATGCTTCCTCATTGGGGCACGCCTACTATTCAAGAATCCGCAACTATGGGATTTTACCCATACAATATCATATCTAAAATGACACTTCTTCGGTGCAGAGTTAATCAATGATACTCCAAACTTCGTAGTCGTCGTCATGAAGATAGGTGTATGTAATTTCTTGATCCTCATTACTTGTAGCCAGAATAAATCTAAATCTATAGGACAATCCCACTTACAACTCGTTTGACCATATGGTAGATCACAGAAAATTAAATCAATTGAATCATCATCGAGGGATTTCATTTCTTCTAAACAATCACCATGTAAAAGAATACTCATTATATCTTAACTTAGATTTTATTTTTAACATATGAGCGTGAATCTTAATTAAGTAAATTGATTAAATAGAGTGCTTTTCACATTCTATATTTTTACAATCATAAATGAAAATATATAAAACTCTTATATATACTTAATTTACTTAATTTACTTAATTAATAATAATATATAATATGTAATAATAGAATCATAGCCTACGATTACGTCTATCATGTGAAACAGAAATTTTCATTTGTGTAATTAAGTAAAATATATTCACTTAATTAAGTAAGGATTCACTTAATTAAATAAGAATTTACTTAATTATCAGAGAAATTAATTTCTCTCTTATTGTAAATGGTACGGACATATAAACAACAATTTAATGCGAAATATAAACAACCTCTGAGTCAGCCTAATTCTCTCAAGGATATCAGTCGATTGACTGGATATCAGATCAAGGGTCTAAGAACCATATTCAATAAGGGCAAAGGTGCATATAAATCCAATCCTCAGTCGGTAAGACCTAATGTAACCTCACCGGAGCAATGGGCTTATGCTCGTGTTTACGCCTCAGTCAATCCTAAATCAAAAGCGTATAAAATTGATAAGATTCATCTCATGAAGAAATGATTAGATTATTTACCATATTTGATTAATCAAATAAGGAAATATAAAAAGTAATAGAAGATTAAAGATTTATAATAATTTGTAATTAATTTAACAGAATAATTATCTATATTTTATGTAAAAAGGATGAGTTTTATGCCAGAAGTAAAGATGGATTTCATTCCAAGTGATAATGAAGACGAAATTGATTCAGCAGAGGAGGCTGATCCCCCTAGTGATATTGAGGATAATATCAAAGATGTAATAGCAGAGGTAACTCATGAAAAGGATGAAATAGATCTTGATGAGGTATTTGTGAAGGAGGAAGCCCCTAAGCCAAAGGAGAAACTTACAAAGAAAGGTGTGCCTCGAAAGAAGCGTCCTCCTATGTCTGATGCACACAAGGAGAAACTGAAATTCGCGAGGGAGAAGGCGATGGTTTCACGCAAGAATAACGCTAAGGCGAGGGCTGAGGCGAAATCATTAGATAAAGAGGAAAAGGAATTACTAACTAAACAAAAGGTTAAAAGAGTTAAGAAATTGAAAGAAGAAGTTGAGGAAACAGATGAACCAAAGATATTACCTATTAAGGAACCATCTCTTTCGTTTACAAAAAAGGATTTAGAAGAGGCTCAACTCGAAGCAATCATGAAATATGAATCCCTAAGAAAAGAACGTAAGAAGGTAAAGCAAGCGAAATTAGCGGAAGATAAGGTGGAACAAGATTTTAGAGATCAACTAAGAAGAGCCGTAACGCCTCAGAAGGCATATAACCCCTATTCTGGATGCTACTAATCTAATACCACCAACCCTTTGTAATTTCCTCTTTGACTTCTATTTTATCACTTATTTCTTTGAGAATGTTTTTAATCTGCAAAGTTTCAGATTTGATACACATTAAATCGGTCTTCACTTCGTTAAGGGTTCTATTGATTATATGTAAGTCTTGGCTTACTTTTTCAATCGGTTTTTGGGATTGCGAATCCATCCAATGATGTATATCCTATGAATTATTTTAATTTCAGATAAATTATAAATTTATTTCTTATGATAAACCTATGAGTCAAGGTGAGGGTCAATTACAAGATTTCAGCGTTGATCAAGCCGCTGGTGCTGTCGTCCTCGTCTTAGGAGCAATAGCCGGATTATTACAAGTGATTTGGTTATCGAAATGCCATTGTAAGGTGAATCTATGTTATCTATTTAGGTGTGAAAGAAGACCACCAACCGAAGAAGAGATGAAATCATTAAAACAAAAAACAAAGGAATTGAAAGGAGATAAAGATGATAAAAAAGATAAAGTTGATAAAAAAGATAAAGTTGATAGAACATCAAAAGAGAGAGAAATCCTAGAACCAGAACCAGAACCAGAAATGATTATCCCATGATTTAATAAGTTTATTTAGGGATTAAATAATATATCTATATGTAATATAATAATGGAATCACAAGCCCCAATAATTTTACCGATTAAAGACGAAGATAATCAAAAAGCAAAATACCATCATCCAAACTTACCTGATGTTGGTGTAGGAGTAAAGGGTAAAGGGGCGTGTCTTCTCCTTCTATCGCCTCGGCAGACCGGAAAAAGTACGATCGCCGCAAATTTATTTTTGAATCCATCGTGCTATGGAGACAAACCGAATGGTGAAAAGTTTTTTGATGAAATTTACGTAATTTCCCCCACGATCAATTTAGATAGATCGTCTCGCTTCCTTAAGAAAAGATGTATTTGTTTCGACACATATCATCCAGATATTATCAAAGGAATATTAGATAATCAATTGGCACTCGGTGAAGACGCTGGAGAGATAGCAATTTTTGTAGATGATTGTGTTGGGATCATGGATTCTGAGATAGCCTTTTTAAGTACGCGATCGAGACATTACAATATTAAATTACTTGTAGTATCCAGTCAGAAATTCAGAGGTGCGTTGAATCCTATTCTGAGGGCAAATATTACTGATTTAATTGTGGGTAGTCCCTTCCCTAATCGTCGTGATTTGACTGCTGTGGGCGAAGAATTCGGAGATCAATTCGGCGGCATGGAAAGATGGATGGAATTATATGAAGAGGCAACCCCTAATAAATATGATTTCGGTTACATGAAGTTAACCAATCCTCCTCGTTTTTTTCATAATTTTTCAGAGGAATTACAATTAAAGAAACCATTATAAATAATTTTATTTGTAAAAAATAAATTTTCTATCATGTTATTATAAAATGGATTTGTATGGTTTAGGACAGAGTATCTCCCTAAGAGGGTCTGCTGATTCAGCGACAGCAAACGCTAATGCGACTAATAAAGATTTCAATAGAAGTATTGCTTCTGAAAGAGACGAAATAAAATCAGCCGCCTCGTCGCAGTTAGCCGATTATGAGGCACTATCAACCGGCAAGGTTGGTGTCCAGAGTGCGAGGTTAGGAACTCTCGGTGTATCAACTCTTGCTGACATAAAGAAGGCATATCCTGCGGCTAAGGCTACGACCGCTGCTGAGCCCTTTGCTGATATTGCTGTTGGATCTAGCACAAGAGCAGCCATGAGAAGTGGAGCAAGAGCGGCTGGTGGATCTGGTGCTGCCCCTGCATCGTCTGGATTCTTGGGTGGAGCAGAAGCGTCAGAAGTAGAAAACATACCTAGTGGGGAGATAGGCGGTGCGGCAGAGGTAGCCGAAGACACGGCAACCGCTGGTAAAGCGGCGGAAGAAGTTGGAACAGTCGCGAAGATTGCTGGTAAATTAGCGATAGGTGTAGGGGGTCGAACCGCGATTACTGGATTATCATTAGGTACTGAATTATACAAAGGTATCGATAGATATGAAAGTGGAGGAAAATTCTTTGGAACGAATACTGGTCAGCAAGTGGGCATGGGATTAAGTGATGTTGGTGGAGCGTTACAATTGGCTGGTCTTGGTATGGCGGCTTTCGGCCCAGTAGGATGGGCGGCGGCTGGTCTCACGGAACTCGCTGGAACTGCATTATCCATTGGTGGAGCAATAGCGGAAACAGTAGGAGACTCAGAAGCCCAAGACGATCAAAAAGATAAGGCTGATAGTGACGCTGAATCTCAAGTAAGAGGTGGGGTCGTTTCGGAGAGTATCACTACTGCGGCATCGAGAGGTAATTAATTTTATTGTTTATTTTTTTAATTTTATTTTGTTTAAATTATTTTATATTATTGTATTATAAAATGAGTTCATATTGGCGTAATGATGAGAAAATAGGAGTCAAGCAAACCCAAGTATCTGTCCCTTCGACGAATGGGCGGTCTTATTCGGCAACTGCCGGTTCTGGTGGAGGTCGCATGGATTTTGAGATTCCCCCTTCTGTTAAATTTTTAGATGGTAAAAATTCTTATCTTCAGTTTGATGTAAAACTTTCGGCTGGTGCTATCCCCACTCGTCTTACTCTCGACCCATTCATAGGTGCACAAAGTTTGGTGAAAAATCTGAGGATCTATTCTGGCTCGCGAGGCACTTTACTAGAGGAGATTTCCGACTACAACGCTAAGGTTCAGATTCAGTATTCATATGATACGGATGATAGTATTAAGAAAATGAGAGCATTAAGAGAAGGTTCTCTTGTTCCGTCTATTCGGACGAGAGGAACCCAAGGCACGAGTGTTTCCAATAATACTGATTTAATGAATAATCCTTACTATAAACCCAAGGAGGTGAATGTCCTGAATGCCCAGTGGGGAGTTAATGATTTTGTTACGGCTAAGGTCTCGCTACCAATACATTCCGGAATTTTTTCGGATTCCCAGAAAATTTTTCCAGTTTTAATGACTCAAGGACTTTTTTGTGAAGTGGATTTGGAAGACCCAGCACGTTGCATCAAGCAGTTAGATAGTGTTAATCGTAATCGTCGTATGGGACAGAATCCATTCTTCCATGGTATTGACGCGGCTGGTGGGGCACTCACTCTCGCGGCAACGGAGAGAACCGCGATTTTCTTAGGCAAACAGAATGGATGTCTAACGGTGGCTGATTGTCCTTTTGTTGTGGGCGAGCGTGTTTCTATCTGTTTAAAGGATAATCCTCTTCAGCAGTGTAATTTAACTATCGGTCAAGCGGCAGTCACGGCGTCTGGAGTCCTTATTACGAATATTGATGTAAGTGGTGGATTTGTTCGTCTAACTACTGAGGGTTTCAGAAACTCTGCCCTTGCTGGTCAAGGTGGTGGTCTCCAAGCAACAACAAACGCTTTCATCGTATATTCTACGGCGGTAGATACTGCACGTGTAAGAGCCGATACTGGTGTTCAGTTTATCGCTCCTCTGACTCTCTATGATGCTGGATATGAAATCTCTAACGCTGAGATCGTATGTGCGAAGGTTGAATGTGACCCTCGCTATGAAGAGGGTATGGTATGTAAGATGAGAGAAGGTGGTTCAATTGAATTAGATATCCATTCATGCACTAATATCAAACATTCACTTTTAGCCAGTAATCGTCAAGCAACGGTGGATCTCGCCTGTTCCAATACTCGCGTAAAATCAACAATTGTTATGGCTACAGATGCTACGGTTTACAATACGGCTGAGTTGATTGGTGGTCTTTCAACCACATATGATATTGAGACTACGGCTGGTATGGATGACCGCCTTCATTCTATTAGGTCTGGACAGACTGGAATCATAGACCAGTTGACATCCTACCAATTTCTTGTAAATCAAAAATTAGTCCCAAGCAGACCAATTGTAGTATCAAAAATTAATAAAGGAGTGAGTATCGCGGCTCAGCCGCTAATTGAACTCGAAAAAAGTATCGTGCAATCTGGATTTTCTGCTCGGTCTTTCGCGGAATATAATCGTAATTTCTTAATCGGACGAGCCTATTCAAGCGGTATCGGCGTAGCAAATCTCAATAATGTATCCAATCAGTTGCAGTTACAATACAATGAATCCACGGTTGCTGGTGTTGATCGTCCTCCGGTGAAGAATAAACTTCTGATGGCTTTCATGTTCCATCTTCGACGGATTACCATCAAGGGAGATTCGGTAGTAGTTACTCTGTAAATTTATTTTCTAATGATTTTTTATTATTTTTTGTTTTTATTTCTTTTATATATACTAAATATAAAATGACTACGACTCGCACTCAGAAATATCTCTCTATTCAGCCAGATAATGTTCCCTCCAGTGGTAAGGTTTCCTTCGCTCGTGGTAACCCAATCATTACTGTAACGCTGGGCAGACAAGATGCTGTCCTTGATTTAGCGTCTCTTCGCCTATCTGGTGATCTTGATATTTGGAGCAACGCCGCTGGAACTACTCATCCCTCCGCCGCCGCGTCTCCCAAACTCCGTGGTTCTCATAAACTAGGAATTTATTCTGCCATAGATCAAGTAGTTTTTCGCCATGCAGAGACAAAGGCTGTCATCGAACACATAAGATATTATGGACGTTTCATGTCAAGTATGCTACCGACGATTTCAGCGATGCAAGATGTCAGCGGTCACCTTGGGGAGACGGCTCTGATTATGCCTAATTATCAGTCGTATCGTGATAATGTTATCCGTAACACCACCTCATCTCCATTCTGTATAAGTATCCCCAGCGGACTAACAGCCGGCATTTCCGAACTACCACTTTCAAAAGTTCCCCTTGAAATAGAAATTCATCTTTCTAGTGATTCCCAGTTTTTCTACACCTCTGACGGCACTACTGCTGATTCTGCTAATGCTTTTTATGAATTAAGTGGTTTAGAATTATCATGTGAGGTTCATGTTGGTGTTCCCAGCCCTGACAAGGGAATGTTAGCATTTAACTCGATTACTTCCTATTTCTCAACCCTTGAGTCTACTAATGCGATTATCAATTTCAATCTTGGATTATCTAAGGTATTAGGTGCATTTGTAAATTTCGTACCTGCAACCTTTGTAAATAATCTGGGTCAAGATGGTTATCTTACGTATATGCCTTCCTTGGCTTCTGCTGGTGGTGGTCAGTTAGCCAATCTCCAGACGATATCCTTCCTACGTAATGGCGAGCGTTTCCCTTCCTCATTCGAGGTTCAGAGTGTTCGCTCTGCAAACAATCTCACTTCTGTGGTAGATCCTCAAGTTATTAAGGGTTTCATGTCTTCTATTATTCCAGAAGCCACTCAGTTCCGCACGTCTGTCGGCCCAGAAAATACTAACCGTAATTTTGTAGTGAATGATTCAGCCGTGGATGGTTATCGTGTTATGCCTGATACCGGAGCCGCATATGGCGTTGGGGTTCTGTATGATATGTTAGATTCACAAGGAGTTTCGATGGTTGACGCCCAATTTTCTATTCAGATGACCAACGAATTGACTGACGGAAACCCTATCTCGGCTTACCTTTTCATCAAGTCCAAGGTTGTTGTAGCGTGGTCTGATACCATGGGAGTCCAAGTCCAGATGTAAATATTTTCTAATGATTATTTTTTAACTTTTTTTTATTTCTTAAAATTATAATATATAATTGTATTATAAAATATGGACAAATCAGATAAAGAAGTGACCAGCGACCGGATTCCGGATATTCTTAAGATGGGTGAAATTGATAGCGATTTCAACCAAGTGATACATACAGATGTAATTGACCCAGTTACTATTAGCCAAGATCGTGCGAGATTTACTCTGTCGAGAGTAGCCGGTTTCCTCCATTCGGATTCTAAAATTACTCTTGGTATTACTCCACTTACTACGGCTGATGCCTTCTATCCTTTGAATGTCGGAGTTTCTAATCTTATTCAGACTGCAACCCTTACCATCGGTCAAGAAGTCGTATGCTCCGTCTCAGACTACTCAGATTTTCATGCGTATCAGTCCGTTTTCGTGACTAATGACAGCAATAAGGAACGCGAGCAGTATCTGAGTCAGAGGTGTATGTCTCACGCCCCTCACTATGATAATCGTATGGCTGGTGTCGTAGATAAACCTCCTAACTCTGCTAAAAAGATTGGTCTTGATTTAGGACGTAATGCCACCGTCAATATCGCCAACGATGTAGGGGCTACAGACCTATTCCCCTTCCAGTTTAACGACGCGACGAATGCTCAGACTATCGCTGATGCTCCGGTTTATTCGGTGTATCTTTCGGATCTCTTCCCATTCCTTAAGACGAATCAACTTCCGGTTTTCATGATTGATGATGAGATTCATATTGATCTTGTTTTCAAGAATGAATTAAGTTCTCTTGGTGCTGGTGGGACGGCTAAGTCCCTTCGTATGTGTGTGAAAGGTGCTGGGACGATTGACGTTGCCTACCAGATTGATACGAAAGAATGTAAATTGATTTATGATAGTATCGTTTATGATGGTGCAGTCATGGCGAAATATGCGGCTGATCGTGCGAGAGAAGGTGGTGTTAAATTCAACTATAGGGATTATCGTCTCGCTAAACGTACTGGTGCACAAGCGGCTTTCCAAGATCTTACTTTCCCTATTGGTGGAAATGGTCGTCTGGTTACCAAGGTATTCTTCGGTCTATCGGCTGACGCGGATTTTACTCCTCGGTCTCTCCTCAATGGTAATAACTACAAGGCGTCTTCTCCAGATCATAAATTATCTGTTAATCTGTTATACAATGATTTATTTGAATTTAATACTGATCGGTCTAATCCAGCACTTCTGTTTCACACGACGAATCAAGCGGAAGGGGCTCTTCCTATGGTTACCAAGGACGAATGGAAGATTGGTGGCGGTAGCGGCGTTGGCGGAGCACCAGCACCGGCGAACGCCCTAACGCCTGAAGTTTTCATGGGACAGAATCAGAGTTTGAGTGCTGGTGGTCTTGGATCTAACTTTAACTGGGTCGCTATTCGCCCCAATAAGGGGTCTCGTGTCAATAACAAGGGTATGGATTTAATTTACAAGAATGATACTCTCGGTGCTGGTACATTCACTCTAAGATGTTATCTCGAATTGATGAAGACTGCAACCATCGTGGATGGAAAATTCCAGTGTTATTTCGCGTAAATTTTCATCCGTTTATTTATCTAATTTTTTTTTGATATATCATTATATAAAACATAATGTATTGGCTTAAGATTCGTGACTATTTTTATTGTGATAAATACAAGGAATTATATCATGTAAAAAGGAGAGAAAATGAAGAGTTAAAATTATTGTTAATTGAGTTAACAAATAATCAAAATGAAATCATTAAGTTGATCAAAAAAAAGTAAGTTTATTATTTAAAATTAAAATCTAATATTTATATATAAATATGAAAATAGATAGCAAAAATCTAAGTGATGAAATCTCTGAAGCCAGACCTAATCTGAAACCTAATACAATCAAACAATACACGACAAATTTGAATAAATTACAAAAACTATTCGATACTGATTCATATGACTTCTTATCTGATACTGATAAGGTGATGGAAAAGATAAAGCATTTACATTATTTAAGTCAGAGAAATATTCTGAATGCAGTTGTTGTATTATTAATGGCTCTTAATCATGATGAAAAATATGATAAATTACTGGAAAAATATGGAAAATTAAGGGATGAATTAAATGATAAATATTCAGACCAACAGAAGAGTGGAATCATATCTGATAAACAATCCGCGAATTTCGCGACTATCGAAGAGGTTTATGATATGATCAATACCATGTCGACAGAGTTAAAACCTATCAAAAAGAAAACAGAATTATCAAAGAAAGAATTTTCCCTTTTACAAGCCTTTACCTTGTTTAATATTTACGCCAGAATGCCCATGAGGAATGATGTATCAGAGATGGAGGCGATTCAGAAGCGAGCCTACAATAAGTTAAGTGAAGAAGAAAAGAAATCAAAAAATTATCTGGTTCTAGAGAAGAATGGTATGTTTTTTGTATTGAATAAATACAAAACAGTCAAAAAATATGAGGAATTAGATTTACCTATTGAAGATAAATCATTGAAGAAGATCATACGATTCTATCTGAAACATAATGGGATGGGAGTATTGTTCAAAACATCTACTGGAAAATCAATTACTCGTACTGAATTATCAAAATTGTTAATTAAATTCTCAAAAAAGTATATGGATAAGTCTATCTCGACAACGCTTCTAAGAAAGATATATTTGTCATCAAAATATGGCGACATGAAGAAGGAGATGGAAGCGGATTCAAAGGTATTAGGTCATGATGTAGGAACCACTGGAATGAAGGTATATGTGAAGGAAGCACAAGATTAATTATTCTGTAACGATGCATAGAATTCCTCGTCCAAGGCGGCTAGGCGTGCCTTTTCACGATCGGAGTTCGTTTCACTAGGGGCGGTTGTGCTTTTATTTACGCGAGGAACATCGCTTGCTTTATAATGTTTTAGAATCAAATCCTTCTGTTTTTTCGCTACTTTAAAGTCAGCCGGTTTATTACTTTTATTAAATTTTTTCATGGCTTCTACATATTTATCCTGCATAGGTCTGAGAGCCGGTTTCGCTTTTGTCCAGTTAGTTTCCTTACGATTTTTATCAAGAATTTCTTTTAATTTTTTATCAAGATCCATATTTAATTTATCATATATGGGGTCATATATTTCATCTTCATCCTCATTTAAGTCATCATTCATTGGTGGGAATGCTTCACCGAAGAAAGAGGATAACTGATCAGTTTCTACAAAATCCTTTGGCTTAAGACTCAAGACTTTATTTACGCTGCTATTTGCTAAATCATATGTTTCTTTTAATGCTTTCTTTAACATGTCGCTATGTCCACTGACTTCTTTATAATCGAATGTAATAACCTTCTTAGATTTACGAGCCTCTTTTCTTGCTAATGCTCTGGCGGTGACGGCGGTGGCGACCTTCGGTTTATTCTTTGCACCAGAAACAACCTTGCCTTTATTAAGTGTTCCGGTTTCGATACGACCTCCCTTTGGTTTTGCTCCAATCGTAATTTTTGGTTTTGCCTTATCCTTCTTCGCTTTTGCCTTTTCTTTTCCTTCTGGCGTTGCCGCGTCCCTTTTTCGCTGTGATTCTATTCCTTGAGCCAAGGCTGCTTCGCTATAAAATCCCTTATATCCTCGCACCAGTTCACGCTTAACCAAAAAACCAGTCTCTTCTTTCGTCGAAAATCTCAACATGTTATTTATTAATTTAAGTAAAGATTTAGTTTCACTTGCATCCAAATCCTTAAAAGGATCTTGTCCACGAGGAGCCCCCGGAACAGTCTTAAATAATTTACTTACGGCGGCTTCCACTTCCTTGACTGTTTTAAAGGTTTTTCCTATCTTATTTTTATCCTTCACAAAATAATCATTCAATTTAGATATTTGCTCTTCTAGATCCGAATCGTCTGTAGTTGGGTATGGGTTCGTATCTGGTTTCGCCTTTACCACCTTATCTCTGGGAGGTAAAGGTGGAGGCTTCTTTTTATTCCTCGGAGGTAATTTTGGTGGAGATGGTTTTCTTGGGTAAACATCTTCTTTTTTCATAGGTGGTTTCTTAGCATCCGGTTTCGGTTTAGGGGTTGGTTTCTTTTGGGCTGGTTTCTTGGTTGCTTCCGCTTTCTTCTGTTTAAATTCCTTAACTCCTTCTTTCTTTGCTAATTTACGTTCTTTCGCCTTTGCTTCATCTTTCTTCGCTTTTGACTCAACTGCCTTCTGTTTCTGTGCATCAGTCTTAGGCTTAGGTTTCGTAATATCCTTTGCAGTAGCCAGAGTTGTAATCCGACCACGACTATTCCCAGTCGTCAAATCAACTAATCTCTTCTTAACATGATCAACCTTGTATTTCCTTGATTTCAGAAATTTAATTAGTCCATCTTTATTTAATCCGGAAGGAACTTTAATTTGAGACATTTTATTATGACCACGAATCAGAGTTCGGATTTCCGTTGCGGTTAGTTCTTTCGCCATCTTTTATATAAGTATAAAACATAAAATTATTATCTAGAGAATAATAAAATGTTTATTGATAAATCTCATTCTAAGAAAGACCTTGTGACGTTATTTTCAAAATTATCAATCAATCTTGATTCAAAAATTACAAAGTCAGAGATGACTAAGGCAATTGAAAGTCAATTTAAAAATTGTATTTACAATGATAAAATTAAGGATCATACTGAATTACTAGAATATTTGAGTAAACCGACAACAAAGCAGCGTCCGTCGACACAAGAGAAAAGCGATATCATGTTTAAGTGTAAGAAATTGATTAAGTGGGGTAATACTTGTTATGTATTAGATGAGGAAATATATCAAGATAAAGAATCACCTTATCTTGATTGTTTATTTATTCATAGATGGGGAGATTTATCTAGTGTGAGACGAGCCTGTAGATTATATAACGCATCCCCTTATTGTCTTGGTCATGTAAATCCCATCATCAGTTGTGATGTGCAAGAGGAAATGGAAAGGAATCGTATTGTAAAGCAATCATATTATCCGAAATTAACCATCAAGCATGCGACAAAAGATAATCCTATCATAGTTGATTTTGATTGATGCGTTTCATTGACAGAATTATTATCTATCTAAGATTATATAATGAATAACATTAAGATTCAAGATTTACAATTTGGATATTCTATGGAACAAAAAGCCCAAGCGAAACTACAAGGATATTTCGGTATATTGTACAACAACAATACTCATAATAAATATCATCCTATTGATTTCAAGAATGATGATTATGGTGTCGAGTATAAACGCCGTAGAATCAAGTTTGGTCAGTATCCTACTTTGATGGTAAATCAAAGTAAGATCACAAAGGGAAGAGAATACATTAAGAAAAATAGGAGAGTATTTTATGTATGGGA